AAAGAGAATGTTCAGACGAAATAGCTAGAAAAACTGGCAAAGAAGCAAGAGGTTTCTATGCACCTACTGACATAGCGTGGACTAGAGATCAAACAGCAGGAACAGACTCCCAAGGTGGTTATCTTGTGGGTACTGTTCATCGTGGCGATATGTTCATTGAAGCTTTATATGGTCGAAGTGTTGTATTAGCTAACGGTGCTGTTCAAATGCAGGGTCTAGTCGGAAATATAGCTATTCCTAAATTATCAACAAGTGCAAGTAATGTGGGTTTTGTTGCTGAAGGTTCAGCACCATCTGAAGGTGCAGAAGTATTTGCACAAGTCAGCATGAGTCCTAAAACTTGTGCAGGATATATTGATTTCACTAGGAAACTAATGTTGCAATCTGATCCATCAATAGAGCAAGTAATCAGAAATGATTTCGTTTCAACTTTTGCTCAAAAACTTGATACTGTATTCCTAGAAGGTGGGGGAAGTAATGAACCGACTGGAATAGGACAAACATCAGGTATTGGTGATGTTGCTATGGGTACAAATGGTGGAGCAATTACTTATGCAAAACTTGTTGACCTAGATTCTGAAATCACAAAAGACAATGCAGGTACAGATGACATGGTTTGCGTCACTACTCCTCAAGTAGTCGGTGAAATGCGTCAAACACCAAAACAAGCATCAGGTGTGGAAGGTAATTTCATTCTTAACAATGATGAGTTGGTCGTTGGTCATAGAGTTATAAGCTCAACTAATATGCCTAGCACTTTAACAAAAGGTTCAACTTCAGGCAGTTGTCATGCAGTCTTGATCGGTTCTATGAGTCAAGCACTTGTCGGATTCTGGTCTGGATTGGATATTGTGGTTGATACTTCTAGTTTAGCAACTTCAGGTGGCACAAGATTAGCAGGATTCTTTGATACAGATTTTGCTGTTCGTCATGCTCAAAGTTTTGCTGAAATTAGAGATGTAACTGTTTAGTAAATCTTAAACCTAGATAAGGGAAGGGGGGAATTTTCCTCCCTTCTTTTTTAAGGAAATTTTAAAATGAAAATAGAAATTACAAATAGAACTCATGTGAGGGGTGTTCCTTATGATGAGGGTTCAATCGTTGAAGTGTCTGCATTAGAAGCAAAACAATTTGCATCATCAGGACACGCAAAAATAATAGAAAGTAATCGTGCAGTTGGGATTGATGATTCAGAACAACCAACTAAGAGAAAGAAAAAAGGTTGGCGTAAGAAGTAAATGCCTAACTTTGAGAGTTCAACTGATCTATCTAATTTATTTGATACAAACGACTTTGCGACTGAAGCAACATACACCGTTCAAGGTGGAAGTGCATCCACTATCAATATTGTTTTTGATAAAGAGTTTTTAGATGTTGATGCTAATGGTGAGGTTGGGCTTGCTTCTACAGACCCACGAGCTTTTTGTTTAACAAGCGATGTATCAAGTGCATCGAATGGTGACACTATTGTTATTGATTCTGTAACTTATAAAGTCAGAATTGTAGAACCAGACGGAACAAGTGGGATAACGACTTTAGTATTGGAACAACAATAGATGGCTCATGTTAGGGAAACAATCAGATCAAATATTGTAACGGTTCTAACGGGTTTAACGACAACTGGAAGCAATGTTTTTGAAAGTCGGCATTATCCACTAGAAAGTTCAGATTTACCTGCTCTTTGTGTTTATACACTTTCAGAAGAAACCGAATACGCAACAATGACCGTTCCAAGAACGCAATTAAGAACTTTAAATGTCGCAGTAGAAGCATATGTGAAAGGAACGGGAGCAATAGATAACACTATTGATACAATCGCTGTTCAAGTTGAGGAAGCTTTAGATGCTGATTTAACAAGAGATGGAAATGCAAAAGACACGCAAATTACAGCAGTCGATATTGATTATAATGCTGAAGGTGAACAACCTTTAGGAATAGCTAAGTTTAATGTCGTTGTTCTTTATGAAACATTAGAGAACGATGTTGAGACAGCAGTTTAGGAGCAATATATGGCAAAAAGAATCAAAGTTTACAATTCATCGGGAGATGAGGTCGAGATTTGGGAAGAATCACTTCCTAAATATATAAAGAATGGTTGGAGTGAAAAATCATCAAGCAACTCTAAACCAAAACCAAAATCATATAAATCTAGTCATAAGGAGAATAAATAAATGGCAAATCACGCAGGAAGTGAAGGAACTGTAAAGGTCGGTGCAAATGCTGTGGCTGAAATTCGTTCATTTAACGTAGATCAGTCTGGCGATACCATAGAAGATACAACTATGGGGGATTCTGCAAGAACATATTTAGCAGGTTTAACTAATTGGTCTGGAAGTATAGACACCTATTGGGATGAAACTGATACATCAGGTCAAGGAGCTTTAGACGTTGGCTCATCTATAACAATTAACTGGTACCCAGAAGGTGCAACAAGTGGAGACACTTATTTTACTGGTACTGCATTGGTAACATCAAAAGGACTTGCTTCAACATTTGATGGAATGGTTGAATGTTCTTATGGAGTTCAAGGAACTGGTGCATTAAGTGAATCAACCGTCTAGTTTATGAGTGAGATCGGTGACCGTATTCGTGAACTGAGAAAAGATGACAACATCCAAATCGAAGTAGATGAATGGGGTACGAAAGGAAAACCACTTATATTTTTTGTCGGTTCTTTGCGATGCCATGAAGTGAATAAACTTCAGAGGAAGCATAAGAACTTTTTATCAGAAATGACTTCAGGCAATCCAAGCATGGAAGCTGTGGTCGATTTAATAATAATTAAAGCTGTTGATGCAGACAATAAACCTATCTTTGACGTTAGTGACAAACCAGTTCTATTAAGAGAAAAAGTAAACGTCTTAATGGATGTCGTAACCAAGATGTTCTCAACGATTTCAAACATTGAGGAACTTGAAAAAAACTAACTACCGATATGTTAAGGATGAATCTTTTTGAGTTGGCATATCGGCTCGGAAAAACCATTGAAGAAATAGAAGCTATATCACTCCAAGAATATTATGAGTGGCTATTATTTTTTAATTATAAGGAAAAAAAGCATGGCGATGAAACAAGAAGCAAAAATAGTCTTAAAAGCTCAAGATAAGACTAAACTTGCTTTTAGAACAGTTAATCAAGGTCTGGGTCGAATGAGAAATTCGATGATGGGATTAACAAAGATGTTACCTGCATTAGCTGTCGGATTGAGTGGTGTTGCTCTAGTTTCTTTTGCTAAGAATGCTTTTAAAAGTGCTGACGCTATTGCTAAGACTGCTGATAAAATAGGTTTAACGACTGATTCATTACAAGAGTTGCGATATGGTGCAAAGTTAGCAGGTGTTGAACAAAGAACCCTTGACATGGGTATGCAAAGATTTGCTCGTAGAGTAGGAGAAGCTCAACAAGGTACGGGTGAATTAAAAAATACTTTATTGGAATATGGAATAGCAGTAAGAAATGCAAATGGCACTACAAGAAATATAGATGATGTTTTAGATGATTTTTCTGACGCTATTATGAACGCAGAAAGTGATACTGAACGATTAAGGATGGCATTTAAAGGATTTGATTCTGAAGGTGTTGCTTTAGTGAATATGATGCGTGAAGGGTCACAAGGTTTAAATGAATTTCGCAAAGAAGCAAAAGAACTAGGTCTTGTCTTTGATGAAGATTTGTTGAGAAATGCAGAAGATGTAAATGATAGCATGTTAAGATTAACGACTATTTTAACAACAAAGTTTCAAACAGCAATTCTTCAAATCGCACCTCATTTAGATCGTTTTTTAAATGCTATAATTCGATTAACACAACCTTTAACTGAACAAGAAGTGTTGATGGGTAGATTACGAGTTGCTCAAGCTCAACTAAAAACACATCAAGATCAACTGACAAACAGTACTGAAGGTCTAGGAAGAATGTTGGATGGTACAAGCAAACATTCTCATAATTCAGAAGATGCAATCAAAGATTTAACAAAAGAAATTGAAAATTTAGAAGCTCATATTACTGTTTTAAACGACCATGAAAAAAGAATGGAAAGAGATCGAGAGAGCTTACGAAATGTAACGGTAACAGCAACAAGAACAACTAACGAATATTCTCACGCTTTTGATACACACATCAAATTATATGATGCTCAACCTATTACTAAGTTTAAAGAAGCATTTACAGATTTAAATATGGTTTTACAAAATCAAACCGTTTCAGCAATGAAAAGGGTTGAGGATTCTTTGATCGCTATCACATGGAAAACTAAAACTGCTAAAGAAGCTTTCAGAGATATGGCAATTTCTATCTTACAAGACATTCAACGGATGATGATGCGACAAGCAACATCGAAAATAGCTGAGTTTGGTTTTAATATTTTATCTAATGCTTTTATGGGTGGAGGGGGATCAACTTCTTCACCAGTTTTATCGACTGGCGGAGGTACGAGAACAGATTGGACTGGAACTGGATTTGGTGGTTTGCGAGCAAATGGTGGCTCGGTAAGTGCAAATAAAGCATATATGGTTGGAGAAAGAGGAGCAGAATTATTCGTTCCAAACACATCGGGTGAAATTATTCCAAATGGAGCAAGTGGAGTTACCGTTCAAAACATATTTAATATCAGTACTGGAGTCAGTCAGACAGTCAGAGCAGAGATCGTAGCTTTAATGCCACAAATATCAGCTATGACAACTCAATCAGTAGCAGATGCTAAAGCAAGAGGAGCAATAAGCTAATGTTGTTGTATTACGCTATAATTTCTTTCTGTTTAACTGATTGTTCAAATATGGATGAAATAAAAAGATATATTCATTCCGAACCAGTTAGTTATGAAGAATGTATAATGAAAGTCGAAGAAATGACTTCTATTATAAGAGAAATAATACCAGACATAGCTCATCGACCAATTAGTCAACTATGTGTTCAAAAACTTATTTTAAAAAATATTGAATCGTATGAGGTGTTTAATGGCTATTAGTTATCCCTTATCTCTACCAAGTGTTGCAGGAATTAAAAATGTTAATTTTAGAGCAGTAAATACAGTCGGTATATCAGCAAGTCCATTCACTTATGCACAGCAGGTTTATAAATATGAAGGTCAAAAATGGGAAGCAGAAGTGACACTTCCTTCAATGCAGAGAGAAAATGCTGAAGAATGGATTAGTTTTTTAGTAAAATTAAAAGGAAAATACGGAACTTTTTTAATGGGTGATCCTAATGGTGCAACTCCCAGAGGGTCGGCTAGTAGTTCAGCAGGAACGCCATTGGTAAACGGTGCAAGTCAAACGGGTTCAAGTTTAGCTATTGATGGTGTTCCTGCAAGTGCAACTGGTTATTTAAAAGCAGGTGATTATATTTCTTTAGGAACGGGAACTTCTACTCGCTTATATAAAGTTTTAGATGATGCCGATAGTAATGGATCAGGCGAAATAACCGTTGAAATATTTCCAGATTTAAGAACTTCTCCAGATGATGATGCAACCGTTACCGTCAGTAGTGCAAAAGGTGTCTGGCGATTGAATGATAATAATACAAATTGGAGTATTGATGTCATAGCAATCTATGGTCTTACTTTCGCTTGTGAGGAAGCATTATGAGTAGAGATATAACTACAGCATTTAATACGCAATTAACTTCTACTTCTTTGCAACCTTTTATGGCAGTCCGAATGGCATTTCAAACTGGAGATGTGAGATTGTGGACTGGTTATAATGAGATAACGATTGATGGTGATACATATACTGGTTCGGGAACACTTATGTCTATTTCTCCTGCGGAAGAAACATCTGCTGTTGAAGCTAAAGGTGCAAAAATTATGTTAAGTGGTATTCCGACTGACATGGTGAGTATTGCTCTTTCACAAAATTATCAAAACAGAAAATGTATTATTTATTTTGGATGTCTTTCTTCGGGAGCAGTAGTCGCTGATCCTTATCCTATTTTTACTGGTTTAATGGATGTTATGACTATTGATGACGGAGCAGGAACGGTGGCAATAGGAATGACAGTAGAATCAAGATTAATTGATTTAGAACGAGCTAGAGATTGGCGATACACATCTGAAAATCAAAAATCATTATACCCGAATGACAAAGGATTAGATTTTGTTGTTGATCTGCAAGATATGCCGATTGCATGGGGTCGAAGCAGTAATTAATGAATTGGTCAAAATTTGAAGAAGAAATAGATAAATCAAGGGATTTAAAATTTCAGTACGGAACGCATGATTGTATGCAGTTTGTTAATCGTGTTTATAAGACTTTAAAGGGTGATGTTTTATGTCCTGAAGCAGTTAACAGATACACAACTGGTTTCGGTGCTTATAGAGCTTTGCAGATTGAAGCAGAGGGAGATTATAAAAAATTAATAGATAAGTATTTACCGAGAATAGACAAAAATTTAGCACAAAAGGGAGATGTTGTTTTGTACGATACAAAGACAGAAGAAGGCGATGCAATCGGGATTTGTCTTGGCACTCAATTTTGTGGTGTGTCTTTTGTGGGTTTGTTTTTTTTACCAATGCAACTCAGTAAAGTAGCTTGGAAGGTTTTATAAAATGCCTCCCGTCATAGTAAGTGCAGTTGTTGCGACAGTCGCATCCACCGCAGGTGCATATATAATGGGTTCGATTACAGCGTCAGCAATAGCTTCTTATGCAATCAAATCTTTTGCGATTAATGTTGTTTTAAGTTTGGCTTCTAAAGCTCTGTCTCCGAAACCTAGCCAACCTCAATTACCAAATTTTGATCAAAGAGCTAGTGGTCGCATTTTAAACATTCGACAACCAATAATGGCAAGACAATTATTATATGGAGAAGTAAAGACTGGTGGAGCAGTCGTATTTTTAGAATCAACAGATAATAATGAATATATGCATATTATTTATGCGATGGCAGGACATGAAGTTAATTCTTTAGGTGCAATATTTTTTGATGATCAAGAAGTTCCACTCGATGGAGATGGTGAAGCAACTGGAACTTTTGAAGGTTACGCTAGAGTAAAAAAACATCTTGGTACAGATACCCAAGACGCTGACGCAGATTTAGTTGCTGAAAGTGATGGTAAATGGACAACAGATCATCGTTTAAGAGGTATTGCTTATCTTTATGTGCGATTAAAATTTAATAATGATTTATATCCAAACGGTATTCCGAATATAAGTTGTCTAGTTCAAGGTAAAAAAATATATGATCCAAGAACGACTACAACTGTATATTCTACAAATCCTGCTTTAGTCATAAATGACTATTTAAAAGAAACTTATTTTGGATTGGGTTGTTCTGATTTAGAAGTCAATTCCAATTTAATAACAAGTTGTGCAAACACATGTGACGAGAATGTGAATTTAGCAACTGGTGGAACTGAAAAAAGATATACCGCAAATGGAATTATAGATAGCAGTCAGACACCGAAGCAAATTATAGAGGATTTGATTTCAAGTTGTGGTGGAACTTTATCGTATGCAGGAGGTAAGTTTAATTTAAAAGTTGCTTCATATAGTACACCGACTGTAACGCTGACAGAAAAAGATATAACTGGTGCTATTCAGGTAACAACAAAGACCTCAAGAAGGGATCAATTCAACGCAGTAAAAGGAACTTTTCTCGGAGAAGTAACTAATTACGTTCCAACTGATTATCCACCTATTAAGAGTGATACTTTTAAAGCAGAGGATAATAATGAAGAAATATTTGTGGACATGCCACTTTCTTTTACCAATTCAAGTCCGACAGCACAACGATTGGCTAAAATAGCTTTATATCGTTCCAGACAACAGATAAGTGCTGTCGTTCCTTGTAATTTGAACGCTTTTCAATTAGCTGTGGGAGATACGGTTCAGATCACTAATACCCGACTAGGGTGGTCGGCAAAGACGTTTGAAGTAGCAGGATGGAACGCTAATATTGCAACAGAAACAGATGAAGTAATTTTAGATGTTAGAGAAATCACTTCTAGTGTTTATGATTGGGATGCAGAAGAAACAGCTTTTGTCAAAGATAATACTAATTTACCAAATCCAATAAGTATTACAGCACCAAGTACACCAACGATTACTGAATCATTATATATTACTAGAGATGGAGCAGGGGTAAAAGCGAAAGCAGTTATATCGTGGGTAGCAAGTCCAGATGCTTTTGTTGAAGAATATGAAGTTGAATATAAATTAACAACAGAAACAACATATAATCGGTTAGCAAGAACGGAAGCGACTAGTGCTGAAATTTTAGATGTTGCATCGGGAGTATATGATTTTCGTATTCGTGGCATTTCATCATTAGGGGTTCGTTCAGCATATACTACTCATCAACAAGAGATATTCGGTTTAGGTACTGCTCCAAGTGCAATCGCAAATCTTAGTCTGGAAAGTTTAGGTGGAATTGCCATTTTAAATTGGGATCAGGTGACCGATTTAGATGTTAAAATTGGTGGTAAGATACGATTTAGACATGCACCTGCAACAAGTGGTGCAACGTGGCAAGGAAGTATAAACATAGGAGAAGCAGTTGCAGGTACAGCAACGCAGGTGGCTCTCCCATTATTACAAGGTACATATTTAGCAAAAGCAGTTGATAGTAGTGGGATTGCTTCTGATACAGCAACCTCGGTTACTACAGAAGGTCATACGGTAATAGCTTTTGGAAATACCAGTACGGTTACAGAAAGTCCTAGTTTTAGTGGCACAAAAACAGATGTCATGGTGACAGACGATGATAAACTCCAACTCGATGGAAGTGGATTACTAGATAGTGTTAGCGATTTTGATGCAATTACTGATTTTGATTTTATAGGTGGAATTGATGATGAAGGCACTTATATTTTTGCTTCGGGAATTGATAAAACTACTCAAAAGAGAGTCCGTTTAACTTCAAATGTGGTGGCGAATGTCACTAATCAACTAGACCAGATTGATTCCAGAGCAACGAATATAGACTCATGGGAATCTTTTGACGGTACGGCAACTGCTAATGCCAATGCAGTTCCGTATTATAGGACAACCAATGATGACCCTACCTCAAGTCCAACGTGGTCGGATTGGAAACAATTTATGGCAACGGAAGAATACGCAAGGGCATTTCAATTTAAACTCGCTTTATCCAGTTCGGATGAAGCATACAACATTCAAGTTTCAACATTAGCTTGTTCAGCATCGGAGATAGTATAAATGGCTCAACATGATTACAATATTGCAAATGCAGATGGAGCAACAGTTCGTAGTGATTTGAACAATGTTCTTTCAGCAATTCAATCAAACAACTCAGGAGGATCAGACCCTTCTTCACTAGTCGCAGGAATGTTTTATTATGATTCTGGTGATAATATTTTTAAAATCGTAGCAACAAATGGAAGCACGATAACGAATTTATTCACTTTAAGTGCATCGGGAAATACAAATTGTGCAACTGATATTGCAAGTGAATTTACTAAAACACAAAACTTCAACGCTACAACATTAACTGATTCAGCAACGGTTGCTTGGGATGCAAGCATCAACCAAGTAACTTCGGTCACACTCGGAGGTAACCGAGCTTTTGGCGCACCAACTAATCAAGTTGATGGTGCATGTTATGTGTTGAAAGTTGTTCAGGATGGAAGTGGCTCAAGAATACCGACATGGAACGCAGTTTTTAAATGGTCTAGTGCAACTGCTCCAACCCTCACGACAACAGCAAGTGCAATAGATGTATTAGTGTTCTTATCAAATGGAACAAATATGTATGAAATTGGTCGTTCATTAAACATAGGATAATAATATGAGTTCAATACTTGGAATAGGTGGCAACATACCGTCAGCAACAGCAGATTTTTATGATTATAACATAGAAAATTCTGTCCGATTTGATGGCTCATCCTCAGTACTAACTAAAACATGGGGTTCTGCGGGAACTAGTGATAAAAAATTTGCAATATCAGTTTGGGTCAAAGGACATAAAATGGATGGAACATGGGAAATAGTTGCTTCTTCAGCACAAAGTTATCTTATGTGTTTAGCAGTAGGAGCAAGGTATGATTCAGATGCACATGCAATAATGTATTATATGGACAATGGCAATGATGATGCAGGAAGTGTGGCGTATGCACGAGACCCTTCTGCATGGCGACATGTGGTTATGATTTTAGACTCAACTCAATCTGGTTCTGATAAATTAAAAATATATAATAACGGTGATTTATGGACAGCAGGTGATTCTACTTATTGGAATATTGATTATGGTGATGGTTTACCACCTGATAATATGGACTCATCGTGGGGGATGAATGGTTACGCTAATGAGATAGGCAGGTATCAATATAATTCTACTGCTTATTATTCAGGTTATATGGCTGAATTTATTTGTATTGATGGCACAGCATCAATATCAGATTTTGGTGAAACTAAAGATGGAGTCTGGATTCCCAAAGACCCTTCTGGGCTTACATTTGGTAATAATGGATTCTGGTTAAAATTTACCAATTCTAGTGATTTTGGAGAGGACTTTTCAGGTAATAATAATGACTGGAGTACATCTGGATTTGCAACTTCAGATCAAATGTCAGACTCTCCGACTTATTCATCAAGTGATGGGAACGGTGGAAATTTCTGTACTGTTAATCCTTTAAAAAAAGATACAAATCTTTCAGCTTTAGATGAAGGAAATCTAAAGTTTGACTGCGGAACTAATCAAAGAGGAGCAATATGTACTTTTGAAATTCCTTTGAGTGGCAAATGGTATTTCGAGATGTATGTTAAAGTGGGTTCTGCTATGCAAGTGTTAGCGGGTATAAATGGCATAGATGTGGATTTAACTTCTAGTAGAGGTGGACAAGGAGATAGTAATTGTTATGCAATCGACTATGTTCAATATGTCGGTAGTGAATATCAGGCAAGAAAAAGAATAGCAGGAGTAGGATCAGCAGGTTCAGGTGATATAGGAACAACAGATAATGCTATCCTTGGTGTTGCTGTAAACAGAGATGATAATGAAATAAAAGTCTATTATAATAATATACTATTATTTACCAATGCAATATCAGCAACAGTACAATATTTTCCTTGGATTGGAGTAGGAGGTGCTAGTGATGCAAGTACATTTGGAGTATTTAATTTTGGACAAGATGGAACTTTTGCAGGAAATAAAACAGCAGGAGGAAATGCAGATGAAAATGGGTATGGCAATTTTTTCTATTCTCCACTTTCAGGACATTTAGCTCTTTGTGCAGGTAACCTTTCAGGGGATGACCCAACTGATACGACAGATGCACCAATAACTACTTCGACAACTTTTACGGGAAACGGAAACGCAGATGGAGCTATTGTTTTTTTAGGAGGAGTTCCGACAGCAGGAACTATCAATGGAAATACAATTAGATTTGGAACAGATGCAGATAAGCTTGCGAATGGACTAAAATTAAGAACTTCTAGTTCTAGTTATAACACTTCTGGTAGCAATACTCTTGAAATCACATCTACTGGTTCAATTTTCAGATTTGCTAATGCACAAAATAATTTATAGGAGATTAAAATGACGGTTTATATTTTACCAAACAAAGAAAAAATACAAGCAGGAAAAGGGTTTACTTATAAAGATTATCAATATCCTAATAATTGGACAATGATGGATGGAATTGTTGAAAAATTAAAAGCAAAAGAGATCACGCAGGAAAAAAGAAAAGATAGTCGATTTTATAATAATTCTTGGGATGCTGAAGGGAAGTGGACTGGTTCAAAAAAGAGTTTAGATGATCGACTTGCTGTTGATGCAAATAACAAACCTATTAAAAATCAAAGAACTGGCAAGCAGGAAATTCATCTTGGAGTTGTATCAACTTTAATTAATGATATTAAAAATAAACAAATGCAAATGTTATCCAGTACCGACCATTGGTATATCAGAAAAGCTGATATTGGTGAGGAAGTTCCTGCAAAAATTCAAAAGTGGCGTGATGCTATTAGAAAAGATGCTTCCAAATGGGAAGAACAAGTTAAAAAAGCAAAAAGTATTGAAGAATTAGAAGCTTTGAATTTGTATAATTGGAGTGAATTAGAAGAATGAAATCAATATTTTGGTTAAGTCTGATTTTATTTTTTCTTTTTATTATTATTATTACACAAAAATCTTACAGCAACCCATGTATGAAATTAGATCATTTTGAAACAGCACTTGCGAGTGTGGGTCAACATGTCGTGTGGCGTGGTTTAAATAACGACCAGACAACCATAAATCAGGTGTATATGGATGAAAAGGGAAGGTGGAGTGTTTTAAGAATTGACCCTAACAGTAATAGTTGTCTGGTAGGGCAAGGTGAATATTCTGAATTAGTGGAAAGAAAATATGGAAGAAAATCATGACTAGAACAAAAGTAAGCGAGGTTGCTCAAGAGCTAAATATACATTTAAAAGAATGTTCAGTTCGTTCAAAAGCAGTAGAGAAAGAACTCAATCAACTCTCATTCCGAGTTAGACGATTAGAGCATTTAATAATGGGGTCAACTTTTTGTTTACTCGCTTCTATTATGGCTCTTTTTGTTAAAGGATAAATTATATTCAAAATTTATACATCGGTAGAGCAGGTGAATTTATTACTGCTTACTACTTGGAATTATTTGGTTATTCGCCACGCATCGTTGGTGGTGAGGATTTTGATATTATTGCGATAGATAAAAAGAAGCTTATTCGTGTTCAGGTAAAAACTAGAGATAAGGTAGAACCAAAAAGAAATACCTATACATATAGTTTTGTGAAAAGAGGAAAAAATTTATCTAATGAAAATGCTGACATATTTGCTTTAGTCTGTTTACCACTAGAAAGAATAATATTTATTACACCAGAGGAAGCACAAAAGGCGAAAACCTATCGAATAGAACCGCAAGATTTTCTTTTACATAGCAATGTGGAGAGTTGGAAAATGTGTTTAGGGAGAATGAAGCATAATAAATTGGAATGATTACAAATATTTCTCAGAATTTGAGTTTCGGTGTTCGGCTACTGACTTATGTGAAATGGAAAAATACTTTTTAGACCGACTGACGTTACTACGGATGGATTATGACCGACCCATGATTATAACAAGTGGGTTTCGGCATAACACGCATCCAGTCGAAGCTGAAAAGTTAAAAGGGGGGTCGCATACTGAAGGAGTGGCTTGCGATGTTAAGTGCAACGCAGGTATGGATAGTTATGATTTAGTCAAATTAGCTCTAAAGCATAACTTTTCTGGTATTGGGGTTTGCCAAAAAGAAGGTAAATCCCGATTTATTCATCTGGATTTAAAACCCAGAGTAGCAATATGGAGTTATTAATGTTGAATATGATAATCAGACGTTTTAAAGAACCTAGTTCATGGGCAGGATTTTCTGCTATTGCTGTTGCTTTTGGCATGAGTACTGATCTTTATAACCAAATCGTTATAGTGGTCGCAGGTATTTGTGGACTATTGGCAATGGTAATGAATGATCCTGCTCACGAAGCAGACGATTAAAATGTTATCATGGTTTAACTGGATTAAACCGTTGGTTGATCTAGTGAGTAATTTTATGCTTGCTAGATTATCCAAAAAAGCAAATCAAGCAGATGACATGGGAAGGATATTGGATGATGTTGCATTGGCTCAACAAGTGGAAAGGCGTAATGCTGAACGCAGTCGTTCTGATCATCGTAGCAGGATGCGTCAACAATGGAAAAGAGATTACGAATAGTTATTGTTTAATAGCAAAACCAATTTACATTTCTTCGGAAGATAGATTGTCGGATTTTACTATTGAACAATTACTAAATCATAATGAGAAATGGGAAGCGATTTGTCAGAATAATTAATATATTTTTTAATGACAATAGATAAACATTGTGTTTAAGATGGTAGTAACTTGTAATGAGTTAGATATTGAAGGGTATTAGTTTCGGCTAATACCCTTTTCTTCTTAATAAACCTAAATGCCATTTCTGGTCATAAGCATAGTTAGTTAATCTTAGTTCTAAATTAAACTGATTATCACTATGAGGTTTATCATTAGGGTATAATTTATAATTACACCAATGAGATACTGCATGGGTTAAACCTTTTAACCCATTATAACCATCATCTCGTTTGGGATTAATTACCCAAGCACCTTTTGACCAATTATACCAAGTGTGTCTATTACCACTTGTTATAAGTATTTTCTTTTTCCAACCTTTTTTCATTGCTTTAAAATATAATTTTTTAAAAGCTCTGATAAGCTCTTGATCGGATAAAAGAAGTGTGCCTTCTTCTTTGGCTTTAACCCAAATTGAGTTAATGCGCTTGTATTCGTTTGTTGCTACCATAGTAGACTCCTTTTCTCCTATGCAACTGGCATAGGGCAGAGTTACTACCAACTCAAACACAATATTTATTTACAATGTCAAACAGCATAAAGCGTACTTTTTGCTTTATTAATACTATTATAACATATTGGTTTTTGAAAAATGGCAGTTTTGAGCCATTTTTAGCCATTTTGAAAAAATAAATAGCAGATTTCCGCCATTTTTTATGAAAAAAAAAGTACTTGACTCGCAGAAACGAGCCATTTTTTAATAAATATTCTTAATATTTTTATAAAAAAATTTAAAAAAGTCGCAGAAAACTAGGAAAAAAACTTAGGTAAAATTTACCAATGGAGAAATTATGAAGAACGTATGTAGATGCAATGGAAATTGTCAATGTGGCAAGCATCCATGTTTGATAGATGATACGGATTGTTTATGTCGATTAAGGGGTCAAAGTTATCCGAAAATGAATTGTGACGGGATGGGGGAAATGGGTAGTTCGATTGGTATGCCTAGTACAAATCGAACCGAAACGCCTAATTAATAAAGAACAATACATGAAATTGCAAAAACTTTGCAAAAACTCTAGGGGTTAAGTAATTGATTTATAAAGGAATTC